CTGACATAAGATCCAGCCATTCACCATTAATTTTAATACCAATGTGACCCATTATGCTCTCGCTTTCTGTGGTTGCCATTTCCCTGCACTGTTTAGCTCGTACCATACTGTCGGACACTTACCCTCAAAGCCTGAGTGACCAAGGGCAGTGCATTGATATGAAGCCCAATCTTTGCCAGTCTTAACGCTATGACCAGTTTTCCAGACCATAGAGCCATGCTTGCATTGTGGTACTTCAGATGCTTCAGGTGTTCCCATGACTGCGGTGATGTTCTCCATAGCCTTCTCAAGGGTTACAGGTGCATCTACTACCTTCATGTAATCATTGACAGGAGTAGTCCAGTAATCTTGTTCTGCTGGCTCTTTGTCTGCTGCCTTGATAGCTGCATTGAGATCCTGAAACGATGGCTTTGCTACTTTTGTAGCAACAACCTTGCTCATTTCTTCTCGGCTTGGTCTCTTTCCTTTAGGAGCATAACCTGCATTTGCAAGCGCTCTGCCGATTGCCGAAGTCTCACAATTCTCCAGTGCTGAAGTCTGATTGACACCTCTACTAGTAACTGTTTCTTCCGCATACCCGGTTGCCCAAGCAACAGAATCGTTTGAATCTTTATAGAGATACGCCTTAACAATGTATCGAGTAGCCTCGACAACTTCCAGCTCAGTTGATATGCGAAACGCTGGATAGTCCTTAATAAACTTTTCAAGTCGAACCTCCACTGGCTCATAGTCTGCTAAATTAAACATAAAGTTCATTCTCCTCTGTGGCCAATTGGCCGCCTAGTGCTCCATATGAGCAAAGATCGACCCAGTTGTCGATGTGCTGCGCTGATTGATTAGTTCTTGCAAGTTTGACCAAGACCATGATCCCTGCAACTTGGTAGTCGTGAATCGGTGTTTGTAAGTATGCACTGAGGAGCATTGCGGTGTGTTGCAAGTTATCCGCAGGGTGACCGTATGATAAGCCACGGTCGCGGATCGTGTCGGTTGCTGTGAGTAGGATTTCATTAGCTTGCATCTTGAGGAACTCGCTGATAGTTCTTGCCTACTAGTACGCCTTCGCGCTTGCCTTCGTTAAAGCCTTGAGACCAGCCCACTACATACCACAGCGCGTTAGCTGCTAGCAATACAACTATAATCGGTATATCGAATGACATTTTGTACCTATCTGTAGCAGTGCCCTTGACTGCTTACAGAATTAGAGTCTCATGCCTGTCTGACATTGTCCAACACATTTTGGTAACAAAACGATAACGATTTCTAGGCGTATAACTTTCCGTAAAGGGTAAAAGATCCATCTTTGTTGATGGGCACTAACATCGGTGATACTCGATCGCCATGCGTTTCAATGACTGCCACGCTCATCTGCCAGTTAGCGCTTCCTGCTTTGAGGTAAGACGCTTTCTTTTTATCCATGACATTCCCGGCTTCTAAGCCCCAAAGAGTCCTGTATGAGGCTCCTATGCCCTCTGTGAAGGCACTTATGCCTGCTCTGTGGGTGTGGCCACAAACAACAGACTTGCCAAACTTCTTAGCCAAACCAAGTGCTGTAAGTCCGGCATTAGTGTTCATTGATCCTTCGTCTCCATGGACGAGCACCCATCCTTTGTGGAACTCGAACGGCTTTTTATGGAAACGGATCCCCATGTCGGAGAAACCCATAAAGCGGGAGTATTCGAGTTCTGGAAGTCCGATGAGACTAGGAGCTCCTCTAACGAGAGTGTGGTATAGACGATCGGTGTGGTTGGATCTTGTAATGTCGGTTGTGCCCAAATCCCAGAGGATGTTTTGAGCCAGACTTCTATCGGCATCTAATTGTCCTTCGTATTCAAGATGTGTGCCTTTAGCCCACTTGCTCTGAGACTGCATGTCAAGCTCATCGCCTGTGTTGAGTACGAGATCAAACTTCTCTCGCTTGACTAGCTTGATTAGATTCTTAACGGCTTGCTCGTGGTGATAGGGGATCTGAAGATCCGAGATCACTAGATAGCGTTTTTTAATCATCATCCTCATCTTCGTAATCGCCAAGCCTTTCTGGCTCGACTGGATCAGGCAAGATCCATCTAGGATACGAAGGGACATCGGTAATCATAAACAATGCAACGCCCTCAGTGAAACCGGCCTTGCGTAATGACTTCCAGTATTCATGAAGCCCGATGCAATAAGCGTCTAGCTTTGAATAGCCTTGTTCCTCTAACGCCTTAGTAGGTTTCCTTGCCATGGCAAAATTATCGCTCTAGAAGTATGTTATAGATCTCATCGACACGCGAATGGAGTCGCTTAATTTCAGCCAGCAAATGAGTAATAACAAATGCAGATAGGCCACCGATGCAAGCAATGGTGGCTATATAGAGCTGAAAGAAATTCTCCTGTGTCACTTTTTATCTACCTCGTCAATGGCTGCCTCTAGCGCATCAACAAGGATGTCTGCTGCTGATTTACGGGCACGATATGACTTGATAGCTGTGCGGATTGCTGGAATGATTGCAACGCCTGCGATGCCTGCAATGATTAGAAATAGATTATCCATTTGATGCTCCTAACATAGGTACTTGAAAAAAAGCCCCATCATTAACAGACGCTTCCGTAAACGAGAAATGGGCGTGGTGATTGTGTTTGTTGGAGCCCTCATAAATACGCCAAGCCCAGTTCTTTTTGGGTGAGGCGATACGACCATCAAAGATAATGTAGGCAATTCGTTTTTCTTTTTTAGACTTGCATAAGAGACGAATCTGATCTGTAATATCTGGCATAAGGTCCGGTTTTGACTTTCCACTGACATCACGATCCACATCGATGGCCAATACCCAGCCTTCAGCATTGGGATTATGATGGCTAGGGCGTAATTGATGTCTAACATCACCGATCCAGCCATCCGATGTGCGGTCACGATCTGGGAATGAGTCATCAAACTGTTCCCGTAGTTGTCGTGCTGCCTTACTTAGCTGCGGCTTCATGCTCTAAATATGCCTGATAGTCAGAGTTCGTTTCATCCATTGGAATTGACCAGACTTTACCGTCCGGGTCTGTTCGCTCAATGAATGAATAATCTGCTAATTCAATTACTTTGTAAGTAGGTTTCATTTTATAGCTCCGCACTTAGTTCGATATAAGCATTTTGAGGTAAAGCCAATACAAAGAATCCGGATGTAGTCAGACCAGATCCGACATTTACATCTAGAGAAATCTGTTGCAGACTTCCGCTTGAGTAATAAGCAATAGTCGTAATGTTTTGATTACTGATAACACCGTTACCAATTGACCCACTTGATTGTGCAACCGATGGCGCACTTCTCATTGTTACTGGGCTTGAATAATTCAAGAAAACGCGAGTTGTTGAAATAGCAACACCTGAACAAATGTAAGCAGTATTGGTTGCTGTTCCTGTCGAGCGTTGATAGTAACGCTGGCACATCGCTAATTCGCCTTGATAACTGTTACCACTAGCAGTAACAAAATCAGTTGCACTAGATCCTGCCTCTAATTGCCAACCCCAAGTATCTAAAGTATTTGCTGTGTTTGCTGGACCATCCAACAAAGGTTGCAAATATGAAGCAGTACCAATTGTTTTACCGGAAACACTAGGTATTGAAACTGTAACAGTAAAGCGTTGCCAAGATGTCGTAACGCTGTGAGATGCACCGGAGGTCTGTACTTCTCCAGAACCACCGCTTCCAAAATTTTGAATAAAGCGAGTAGTATAAGTACGACTTGCATCTGCTTTTGCCCAAAATGAAAATGTTGCAGTCTGTCCTGCAAGTGTACGAACATCCTCAATGCGCTGACCTACGGCTTGAATTGTTTGTCCGGATAATGAAGTGACAGCATTTCGCATAAAATATTGTCCTTCATAACCTGCAACAGGGGCAGTTCCAGGAGTAAATGCTTGTTGCGAAACTGTTACATTTAAGGTACCAATCGTCCAAGAAAAGAAACGATCAGCCAAATAATTTAATCCTGAACTTGTATAAGTTAAGGATGTACCGCGTTGCCAAACATTAAAAGCACCGTTAATAATCTTATTCTTTCCGGCATAAAATGAATTTGTCCCGCCTGAAGGAGTTGCCCACGCTAAACCTGTTGCAGCGGTTGAGTCTGCCGTTAGCACTTGACCGTTTGTGCCTACTGCTAAACGAGCAGGAGTGTCGTTAGCCGTAGCTGCAATAAGATCGCCTTTAGCATCAACAATAGATTTAGGAGTCATTGTTGCCATTGTGGTGTCAATAGCATTACCTAAAGTACGCATGGCAAGCGCGCCATTTTTTACAAGGTCAGTGTTGTCCGGTTCTGGCCAGTTATATATCGGTGAGGTTGCCATTTAGTTTAGTGCTCCTGTCGCGTTGTTCCAGTCAAGTGTAGCATTTACACCTGTCCAGATTATGTCAATTGGTGTTGTTGTTTCCCATGTTGTTGTCGAGAGTGAGAACTCTGTGGCCGTAATAAAGAGAGTCATATCCACATAAGTAGGGGTGGCATTTACAGCCACATTCTCCACAAAGCCTTCAAAGGTTCCCCCTAGTAAATTGCTAGGTAGGTTGTTAATAATGACTGGCATACCGAAGAAAACCCCAATAAGGCTGTTGAGCATGGCCGTAGGCATATCCGGGTTATCTAGTCTGAAGGTAATAGCCCCTAGTGATCCTTTAGGAGTAGCGCGTAATCTAAGCTCTCTAGTGGCAATGTCAGTTATGTCTGCAAGGTTTTTGATGTTGGAGTCGCTGGACTTCTCAAAGAGGCCATAAGAGGCTATGGAGTCCGTATTAGAGGTACTGTATGTCGAGCCATAGCCTGTCGCGTACCGATAAATCAGGCTGTTACGGATACGGGCTATCTGGGTCTGAGATGTGATTGATCTAGGAGTTGCATAAGCACCGTCTAGGGCTGTGTAGCCATTGGCAGCTAGATAGTTAGAGCGATGGTCAGCATCGTCATAATTGACTTTTCCATCCTTGCCTTCGCTGAGCTGGCCTAATGCACTAGTAGCGATCTGATCTGCAAGTGTCTGAGATTTAGCCGATGCGTTAGCTGCAAGGTTAATCATGGTGTAAAAGCCTGAATCAATTGTGCCGATGTAAGACTCGGCTTCATCCCAAGT